TGCATAAGCTCGCTGTCGTTTTGGTGGATATACGGCTCCAGCCATGCCTTGATAGGCAGCGCCATGAGCGTAGCGGCCTTGTTTATCTTGTAGCCCCATCCGTACTTGACGATGCGGACCATCTGCTCCAGGAATCCCTGATAGTGAGACACACCGCCGATGGCAAGCTCGATGGCCGGGCTGAACAGCAGCTTGACGGCTACACCGGGAAGGTCGCCAGACTTCAGCTCAGGCGGCTTGACGGCGAACGACTGTTCGTAGATGAGGTCGTAGAGCTTGGTGAGCAGCGTATTGTACGATGCCGACACGTCCGTCTGGTTGAGGAATCCAGCCTCGCCCTTCGGGTCAGTGATGGCCACGGCCTTTACCGATCCATTCATGCTTCCCTGAATCTTCACGCCCTTGCCCTTGGCATAGAAGATGGGGAATGCGTATGCCTTGTTGTTCTCGAAGAAGTATGACATGGCCTCCTCGTATTTCTCGATAGTGTCCTGTGAGAACGCCCATACAGGCCCTTCGGTATTCTGATGGTATGCCACTGGCACAAACGGGAATCCGTGCTTTTCAGGTTTCCCTACCTGCTTGAATCCGTTGAGTCCGAAGATTCCCTTGAACTTTTCTATCAGCTCATTGCTGTGTATGTCTCGCTTGTAGCGGTACAGGTATTCGTCATCCCATACTTCCACATATTCCGTAGTGTGCTTGCCGTCCTCGTCGAGGTCACGGTACTTACGTGCGAAAAGCTTCATGCGACCTGTGATGGAATCGTAGTGAGGATAAAGCTTGTCGCCTTCGAGGTATGACAGCACCTTTGCCTGCGGGTTGTTGTCCTCGTCGAAGTAGCCGACAACAGCAGCGTCTGACACGGTGTGTATGGCATCTACGGCATCATACATCCGCTCTTCCATGCCCATCGTCAGCCATCCCTCCTTGAAGTCGAGCAGGTCAAGTGTCTGCTGTATCGTCTTGCTCTCGTCTCTCTCGTTGGATGCCAGCTCAAACTGCGCATCGTTGCCGCAGATATGACAGTTAGCCTTAATCTTGATGATGCGCTGGAAGGCCAGCGACACTCTTGTGATTGGCTGGCGGTAGTAGCGGGCCTTGCCGGGCTTGCCAGGGATAGGTGCTTTCTTCCACACATCAGGGTATAGGACGGGATTGTTGATGTTATGTCCCGACGGATAGTACTCACGGAGCATCTGCGACTGAGTGTAAATCAGCAGTTTTAGCGGGTCGTCAGGCTCCGACATGTCGCTTCCTTGGTATGTCTCTAACTGAATGTTAGTCTCGCGTGGCAGCACTTTACAGATAGGCTTGCGAACAAGGATTTCCTTAAAATCTAAGCTTTTAGTCATACGCTATGCTAATTAAATTCCATTTCAAATTCAAGATTGTCTTCGGTTTCAAAATCCATTTCCATGTCTGCTCCAAGCATCCAGTCATTCTCGATGTTGAGCTGTACGGGCTGTGCTATGTCAAAGTAAGCCCTGAAATAAAGGGACTCCCACCAGTCAGGTGAGTGCCCCACAATAAGCTTCGACTTCCTCTTAGGCATGAGGCAGAAGCCTTTATCCTTAGTGTCGGGGTCGCGCCTGAGCGACATGCGCTCCTTCTGTAGCACGTCCCTTAGCAGTATGTCCTCATATCCGTTTCCAGATACCTTCGTGTCGAGCAGGCTTTCCTCGAAGGATATGCACATTTCCTTCAGCTTACGATATATAATGTACGCGCATTGGGATTTCAGGTCCTTATACAGGAACTTCACGCCATCGTAGTCATCATCATCGTCGGCGATAGGTGCTGCCTGGTTGTTGAACGGTATGGCTTCTGGGAAGAATCCCTTGACGAGCTGTCCGAGTCCCTGATAGTCATAGCAGAAGTTCTCCTCGGCAACACCCCACTCTTTCAGCTTGCGGCTGATGACCGACACGGCGGTCTTGGAGTTGACGTTCACGCAGCAGAAGTCAGCAATATGCCACCCTATCCACAGGTACATGACGAGGTTATCACCACCTTCAAGGGCAATATCGGCTGTACACCGTCTGATGCCGTCGCCGTATTGGTAAGGGTTGTGGAAGATGGATTCCAGCTCGTCGTATGAAATCATGTCATCGCCAGCTTCCGAGGCGTTCCAGTTGGCTTTCAGGTCGCGGAGTACCTGCCCCTTGTCCTGCTGTGCCAGTCGCGACAGATAGGACGGGTCTGAAAGCAACAACATGGGGTTCTGTGCGAGGTCGGCACGGACGAAAGCAACTGAAAGAACCATTGTCTGTTCCTTATCCAGTCCGAGAGCGTCAAACTCAGGCTTCCAAAGCTCATCAATCTCATCTTTGCATTTCAGATACACTTCATGTCTTGAATCGCCCCATACAATCTGGTTGATACGCTCGCCCCTCATAAAGCAATATCTGATTTGTCCGTCACGTTCTGGGTCTATATAGCCGTCCTTGTCAATCCACCAGTCTATGAACTGTCGTACCCATGAGCGAGGGTCTGGGTTACACGTTCCCCAGAACCTGTTTCTGATGCCGTAGGCGTTACGGTTACAGGTTGTCAGGTACTTGAACTTCTTGTATGAGATATGCGTTATTTCGTCGATGGCGATGTAGGCATACTCCTGTCCTTGGAATCTCTCTTTGAAGTCATCGTCAGAGTCGTCGTGATAGTAGAAGCCAAGCGTTCCTCCCGCTGTGAAGTTCCAGGTCATATCTGACTGTGACTTGTTGTACGTTCCGTATTGCGAGTAAAGCTTCCTGGAGTCGCGTATTAGCTTCTCCATTGCCTTTTTGTTGTTACGGAAAACGGCAGCGTGGAAGTCCTGATTATAGATGTCTTTCAGGGCTTCCATGAGCAAGGAGAAGCTTTTTGATCCGCCCCTCGATCCGCCACAGATTAGAATATCAACGTCTTTGGAGAGCATGTTTTCCTGCCCTCCTGCCTGTGGCACGATAGCGTTTTTTAACTTCTTTGCTATGGCCTGCTGCTGGAGGGAGTTGATGTATTCCTGTGTCAGGATAGGCTCGCCATCTGGCATTTTGTAACCTGAAAACTTCTGCATCTGGCCCTAAAACGTATAAATATTCATATTTTTCTGCAAAAATACGTAAAAAAGTTTGGTTTATGCAAGAAATATTCATATTTTTGCACAAAATAAGTATATTTATTCAAAATTCATACCTGTGAAGGCTTTGTTGAGTAAATCTTTGGTAGTAAGATTTTTAGTTTATAAGAGAATTTGTTTAAGGACAATTATTGTTGCAAAATGCACAGCCCGAAGCGTTGGGCACATGGGGTTGTAGCTCAGTTGGGTAGAGCATCTGCTTTGCAAGCAGAGGGTCGTGGTTTCGAGTACCACCTTCTCCACAAGGGTAACATTGAAATCATCAATATTAACTTATCGAAAACAATCATGGATAGAGAATCACTCAGACCATTAGTAGAAGCACAGTACGGCGAATCACGCATCACAGTGCTCAGCGAAGAGACTATTAACGCAGAATTGGACGACGCACTCACAGGAATCACCGATGACGCACAGGCCGACGAAGCATTCTGCAAGCGGATTGCCCAACGCCTTCTCCGCATGAACGGAAACGTGGCGAAGGAGGCAGGAACCCAGATTAACGACTGGAAGAAGAAGCATCCGCAGCAGCAACAGCAGAATCAACAGCAGCAGCAACAGCAGCAGCAAGAGGAAGAAGACCCGAAGCTGAAGGCTATGCAGGAGCAGATTGAGGAGTTGAAGAACAGTCTCAAGCAGAAAGACCAGAAGGAGGCAGACAGCACGGTCATTGCCGAAGTACGCAGGAAGTTCGATGCCAAGTTCAAGGAGTCGAAAATTGAGGTGAGAGGCTATTTTGCCAATCAGGTCTTTGGACGGCTCACGCTGCCCACCCTTTCAGAGGGAGAGAAGCACGACACAGACGCTCTTGCACAGCAGGCCGAGAAGGACTATTTCGAGGAGCTGAAGCAGGCAGGCATCAAGTTCGACAAACCCCGCAAGCAGCAAAACGGTGGCGAAGGTATCGACAAAGCCGCACTTGCCAAGCGCGAGGAATACAAGGCAAAGCTCCGTTCACGGGGCAAGCTTCCGAAGGAGGAAGAGGGAAAATGATTCCCGATGAGAGAGACGAGCCGTGACGGTATCACGGCAACAAAGTTTTCAGGATAACTTTTTCTAAAAAACAATTATGGGTTACACAAGAGGTACTGACAACACAATGGGCGGCACTCGCGGCGAGGCTTACGGCCACAACGAATGCTGGATTGATGTTGACAAGATGATCCATTTTGGTCGCAAGATCAACTTGGAGCAGGCTGGCCTCCATGAGGGCGACGTATTGCCCGCAGGCACGATGGTCCACTATGATAACGAAAGCGATTTCGCCGAGGTTATTCATGGTAATGCCACTGCCGAGAAGCTGGCCACTGTAAACGGACTGACCCGCCATGACGTTCGCATCCCCGGCAACTGCATTTTTGCCTCGGTTGGCATTGTCATAGCAGGTAAACTCTGGGGTGACGCAACTGACGTTCCCGCAAGCGTGGAGGCACAGTTGCCGATGATTCGATTCGAGCGTCTTCGCGCAGACTCAAAGGCCGCTTTCGGCATTGAGTGATTGTTAAACCACTAAAGAATTAGACGATTATGATACGAGACGCACAATTTTACGATTTTATCGGTCAGGGTCTTGCATCCCTTGGATATGTTGACAATGGCGTAGCCAGCCTCAGCATGTACTTGCAGGACATGTTTGCACAGAAGTGGAATGCCGAGAAGACCTATGCTCAGATGGGCTTCCCTCTCGACCCCGACATCAAGCTCCACCCGACCTACGAGCAGATTGAGGCTACCATCCGTCCTTACACGATGGCTGCCTATGTCGATTACGACTCTGACGGTCCCACGAAGAGCACCGACGGCATCATGCTGAAGAGCGGTGAGCTGCCCATCTTCAAGCACGAAGTCTATCTTGACCGCAAGAAGATTCGTGACAAGATGATGCTCATCGACGAGCTTGGCGGCATGCGCCAGGACATCATTGACGCTGTCATGGAGCTGTTCTTCGTTTCCACCGACACGCTTATTGGCGGTAACTTCAACACCGTTCAGTTCCAGCGTCACCAGATTGTAGGTAACTTCGGTAAGCTGATTATCAACGCCGAGAACAACCCCTACGGTCTGCCCCTGGAGATTGACTTCGGCGTTCCCGCCAAGAACAAGACCACTTCCATCTGGTTCACGAAGCAGGCTGACGGCACTATCGTCCAGAACGAGGCCGTCGGTAAGACCATCAACCCCGTGAACGTGGCACAGAAGATCATGGGCGATGCCGAGGAGGTTGACTTCATGCCAGCAGGCCACTGGGAGTGCTCGAAGAAGACCAAGAAGGACCTTTTGGCTATGGAGTACTGGCGCGAGCTGTTTGCCGTTGCCATGCGTCCTGACATCCAGAAGGACACACTGCGTCTGGCATGGTCCTACACGCAGGACGACGACCTTATCTGGAACTACATCCAGAACAAGCTCGGTCGCATCGAGGTCATCGACATTGTCGGCAGCGTAGAGTTCATCGACCCGCGCACCAAGAAAGCTGCCTACCACAACATCCAGGCCTTCAAGGAGGGCGTACTGGTTTACGTTCCCGATGGCGACATCGGTTCCGTACAGGCAGGTAAGCACGTCTGGATTGACAGCGGCAACACGCGCTCAGCCCTGTTCGACGGAGGCCGCACCCTGATTCGTGAGATCATGGACGGCGAGCACATGACCATCAAGACTAAGTCGGAGGCACAGGTTCTCTGCGTTCCCAACGCTACGCGCTGGTTCTACTATCTCACCGTCATGGACGTGGCGAGCGAGGAGCAGGAGCAGGCAGACACCTACACTCCGGTTAGTGACACCACTGGCAAGAATCCCGCAGAGCAGGGATGGTACGAGAAGAACGGCGACGTTTACAGTCTGACCG